ATGAAAAAAGCTGGTCTTCCACTAGTACCAAAGTTTGAAGATGTATGCAGAATTACAGCACGTGTAAGATGCCAATCAAAAGGTATCACTAAGGCTGATGCTGCAGAAAGATCAAATGGAAGAATTGGCGCTCAAGGTTATCAATTTACATTTACTATCGAATTTGCGTTACCAAAAAATACAACTCCATATAACATTGCTCCTATCAATGGGACATCAGTTAACATTATGGAAAACAACGCAAACTACAAATGCTTATTGTAAGAAACAAAAATGAAATCATTTAAGAATTATCTAATTGAAGAGAAGAATACTCACATGACTCACCTTGAGGATTTAGTCCTTGATGGTGGAGTCAATGGAGCACGTCAAGCAATTAACGCTCTTCAATCATTAAGAGATATGTTAGCTGGTCATCAACCAGCAGAAGCTAGAACAGGACTGACTGTCAAATGGGATGGTGCACCAGCAGTGTTTGCTGGAACTGATCCACAAGATGGAAAGTTCTTTGTTGCTAAGAAGGGTATCTTTAATAAGAACCCAAAGGTTTATAAGTCTCATGCTGATATTGAAGCAGACACTAGTGGTGACCTACAAAAGAAACTAATCATTGCATTTGATAACCTGAAGCTTTTAGGAATCAAAGGTGTAGTGCAGGGCGATATTATGTTTACTCAAGATGATCTTAAGAGTGAAACTATTGAAGGTGATGAGTATATTACATTCCATCCAAACACCATCGTTTACGCTGTACCAAAGAATGAGGCCAGTGCTTTGCTTAATGCAAACATTGGTGTAGTTTTCCATACGTCGTACGAGGGTAAATCTTTCGAAGAAATGAGAGCATCTTATGGCGTTGACGTTGAAGCATTCAAGAAAACCACAAAGGTCTGGGCTGTATCAGCTGGAGTTGCAGACCTCGGTGGCAGAGCAACACTCACCTCGAGTGAGACGAAGCAAATCACGAAAGTATTATCCGATGCAGGTAAAATATTCCAGTCTATTGGAAGAGGAGTATTTACTGCAATCTCATCAGACAAAGAACTTAACGTCATCATTAATACTTACAACAACACCTTCATACGACGAGCTGAGCGAATGGGATCAGGACGAGATCACGTACGAGGACTATTGAAGTATATTCACGATAAGTACCAGAAAGATATAGACAAGCTTAAGACAGATAAGTCTAAGGATGCTAAAGCTCAGAAGCGTCAAGAAGTATTAAACATGCTTGATAGTCATGTAGCAGACTTAGAAAAGATCTTCGAATTGCAAAAACATATTGTTGCTGCAAAAGAGATTATTATAAATAAGCTAAACCAAATCAATAATACTAAGACATTTGTAAAGACAAAGCAAGGCTTTAAGATTACAGGTGCTGAAGGATTCGTTGCTATTGACAGGATTGGTGGTGGGGCTGTAAAATTGGTTAACAGACTCGAGTTCTCTACGAACAACTTCAATCCAGATATTATCAAAGGTTGGGATAGTCCTGGCCGCGGTTAATGGGAAACACATGTTAAATTTTAAAGAATACTCAAAAGAGTTAGACGCTGTCGCCGAGACTGTAGAACTAACAACGGAAGAACTTCAACAGATTGATGAAGTATTAGACACTGCTGGTCGTCTAAAGCGTAAAGCTTCTTTCATTCGCCGTAAAGCTAGAATCTCACTAGCACGCAAAATGCAGGCTCATCGCCTCGCTTCTTCAGACCGTATCAAAGGTCGAGCAAAAACAAGAGCTAAATCACTATTGGTTAAGCGCCTTTATCAAGGTCGCACAATGGCTCAAATTCCAATTTCACAAAGAGCACAAGTAAGTAAAAAACTTGAGCGTATGAAAGGTGCTATTAAGCGCATTTCAACTAAGTTGATTCGTCGTGTAAAGCAAGACGATATTGCACGTAAGACTGGTAACTATAAGAAGAACAAATCTTCTGGTACAGCAGGGGCAATGTAATTGAAACACTTTAAAGAGTATTTGAAAGAGGCTACAGGCCACGTAACATTTACGTTTGGCCGATTTAATCCTCCAACTGTTGGTCATGAAAAGCTTATTGAAAAAGTGCATTCAATTTCCAAAGGTACATATCGCATTTACGCATCTCAATCTCATGATGCTAAAAAGAATCCATTAGACTACACTACAAAAATTAAATTTATGCGTAAGATGTTTCCACGTCATGCGCGTAATATCATTGCCGATGTAAAAATCAAGACAGCGTTTGATGCTCTTGATTCTCTATATGCTCAAGGTTACAGACAAGTAACTTTTGTCGTTGGCTCTGACCGTGTTGAAGAGTTTAATAAAACTCTGAACAAATATAACGGAGAGAAGCGTGCAACAGGGTTCTACAATTTTGAGGGTGGCGTACAGGTTGTCTCTGCTGGTGAGCGTGACCCGGACGCTGAAGACGTTAGCGGTATGTCTGCAAGCAAAATGCGAGCAGCAGCCGGAGATAACAACTTTGAGTTGTTTGCAAAAGGCTTACCAAGCGGATTTAAAGAAGCGCAGAAACTTTTTAATGCAGTGCGAGCAGGAATGGGTCTCAAAGAATCTTACAACTTTAGACAACACATCCAATTGCCAACACTCAGCAAAGAACGTGAAGCCTATGTGAATGGTGATCTATTCAAAGTAGGTGACGTAATTGAAATCAAGGAATCGAAAGAGCTTGGTCAAATCCAACGCCTTGGTTCCAACTACGTGATTATCGAAACTTACAATGGCAACAAACAGCGTAAGTGGTTAAAAGACGTGATTAAAGTCGAGGAAGCTGTGATCAACGAGATGTTGAGCAAGACTAACTGGGCTGAATATACATCAATAAATAAAACTAAAATCAAGTCGTTTAACGACTTATCAACATCTAATGGGAAATCAAATGGCAGATAGAATTATTAAACTCGTTGGCCAAGAGTTTGCACTAAGCACTGCTACTAGTGCAAATGGTGCTCAACTTCTTCGTCTTCGTAACGACACTGCTGCTGTAGTTACAATTACAGTTGCTAATGGTGCTACTACTGGTACACTAACAGTTGCAGTAGGTGAAGTTGTTTACATCCGTAAAGTCACTACTGAAACTATTGCTGCTTCTGCTGCTATTAAAGCTGTAGCTGTAGCATTCGGAGACTAATATGGCAACGCTGAAAGCATTCATGGAAGCACATAAAATTGTTTCCGCTGATTTTAAGATCAGTGCTAAATCTGGTCGTAAAGTTCGCACTCAAACTAAAAACGTAAAAGACGAAGATGATGTAAAGACTGAAGACACACAAGTTGTTGAAGGTCTTGGCCGTGGCCGCGAAGATGATGAGTATCATGTTCCAGATCCAGTAAGACAACCACAACATAAAATCCATGTTGAGATTACTCCAAAGGATTCTACTGTTAAACAAAAGCGTACAGCTACTGTGTCTACTCATCATGGTCGTGAACATGCAGTAAAGACTGCTCTTGCACATTATAAGAAGCAAGGCGCTACAGTTCATAGTCACCAATATGGCGGAGTGCATGAAGAAGTAGAATCAGATGACTTTGAAAAAGCTATCTATGAAACTACAGATAAAGCTGAGTTACGTTTATTGCAATTAGCACGTCTCGGCTTAGTTGATACAACTGATGTAAGCAAGTTAAAACTTGCATTTGATACTCTTAAGGCTGATAAGCCACTTACAGTTCAACAACGTGGATTACTCTTAAGTGTATTCACTACGTTGACTGATTTAGTTACTGGTGATATTAGTATCTTCAATCGTGTAAAATCAGAAATTCAAAAAGAATCTACAGACACATCATCACGCATTCGTAATCTTGCCCAACTTGCGTTGCAAAAACAAAAGAGTAAGAAGTGATGGAAACAGAAAGAATAGCTAAATTGGAAATCCAAGTCGAAGGCATTAAAGAGGACGTTAAGGACCTCAAAGCTGACGTGAAGGAAGTGCATTCACGTATAACAACTGGCAATCGTGAAATCATTGATAAGATTGAAGCGATGGATCAACGCTTAGACGCTAAGTTAAACAAAAGTGCTGAACTTGCCAAGAAACAACACCAAGAAATTCAAATTGAAATTCAAAAAGACATTAAAGATATTGGTGAAAGAGTAGACATACTTGAAAAATGGCGTTGGATGATCGCTGGTGGTGCAATCGTATTGGGATATCTCGTAGGTCACGCAGATATCGTTACTAAATTTTTAGGTTAAGGAAATAAAATGACTACATGGGGAATTTTTAAGACAGACGTAGTTTCTGAATCTTATAAGAAAATGAAAGCTGAAGAGCTTAAGGGAAATCAACATAAGCTTGATAAAAATAAAAACGGCAAGATCGACTCATCAGATCTTAAAGCTATTCGTAATGAAGAAGCTGAAGAAGTTGAAGAAGGTTGGGATGACATGATGAAGTCTGTTAAAGACAAGCATGGTACTCAACCTAATGGTGGCTCTGGTAAGAAGCAAGGCACACGTTATGGTGGCGGCAAGCAAAAAGACGACGAAGCTCAAGAGCGCAAAAGTAAAAAGAATGAGTCTGTTCAACTAGAACAGATTGATGATGTTATGATTGCTGAAGCTATTAATGCTGATGACTACCATGCTACTTCAGAGAAGAGTCAGTTTGGTGGACATCGTGCTATTGTAAAGCATAAAGCAAAGGGTACTGTAATGTATGCTGGTGGTACTCGTTACTCAACAGCTGAAAAGGCTAAAGAAGGTGCTCATACATACTTAAACGCCTATGAAAAACATGGTCCAAATCGTGCTATGAGTGCAGTACTTGATCACGGAAAATCGCATGGCGTGAAGGAATCAATGATTGCTGATGATTCAGCAGTCTTAGATGAAGAGAAGCAAGCCGACATCGTTAAGATGGGAGCTAAAGAAATTAAACATGCAAACATGAAGGATAAACAAGATGATGCAGAAATTATGGAACCTCATTCTGAAGGTGAAGCAAACTTTATTGACAAGCATTATGTCAACGTCACAGACGACACAGCCGATAAGCAAGACTGTGGAACCTGTAAGCTTACCAAAGCCACAGAGCCAAAGGGTCAAGGCGCAGGCAAATACGACGGCAAAGGCAAAACCGGCGTCAAAGAAGACACCAGCGAAGACGACTCCGTTAAAGAAGCCTGCGGCAAAAAAGGTTCCGGTAAAAAGAGCTTCAGCAGCTTCAAAGCAAAAGTAACAGGATAATCCATGGCACAAACTGCACCACACTGGGCTCCTAACTCAATCCCTACTGAATTGGGATGGGTTGATGCTAAGACTGGTGAGTTATTGATGGCAATAGCAGGTTTAGACGTTAGTCAACAACCTGCTCAACCTGAAGAAGACACACCAGCAGTTGAGTAAATAACAGAGGGGATAGTCCCTCTGTTATGTTTTATTAGGACATCATGAAAAGTTTTGAAAAGCTGAATAGCAAAAATTTTATGCTCTTTGCTGCTAAGAGTTATAACAACCCACAGTGTATGACTGAAGAAGAATTCCAAGAAGATCTTCAAAGGTTCAAATATCTAAAGAGGTTGTTTAATCGATATGAGACGAATGGTGAGTTAATTGAACGCTTAATCCTTAATCATTTGATAGTACTATACAATGTGTTTGGTATTAAGGAAGCTAATCATATGATGTTTTATAAAATAGAAGAAAAGAATTGGTCAGTGTTAAAGACATTCCTTGTCTACTTAAACTACTTACCAGAAGAACAATATGTTGAAGTACCTCTAGATCAAAAAATCGTAGAAGTACTAAGGAAAATTTAATGGCACTATTACAACGAGCGGTAGATGTCTACTATACGTTTAGGTTCCTACGCCAATTAGTTACACCATGGAATGAAACACAAGCATTCAAACTAGGTTTAATTGACGCTGATGGAAAGGTGTTACGTAAAGCAACAACACCTCAAGAGAAAGATGCTTATACACTATTCTTTCGTTTAGTATATAACATGAAACGATTGCTTAATAAAGTACCTCTTGGTAAAACCAAACTTGCATCCTACGTTGCAGCCTTATGGTTAATCAAAGAGAATACAAAGATGTCAGAAGAAGCTATTATTGAAGGCTTCAATGCATACCTTGAACAAGAAGGTATTACATTAGACAATACATTATCGGAGTCTAAAACTTGGATGACTAAAGGTGAGAACCTACTTCCAGGAAAGTACAAGTTAGCAGAACATGTAGTGTCTCCTATTACTGGAGAACTTGTGGCATTCAAAGGTTCATTGATTATGGTCAACGAATTGAGCGCATGTCCACAAGCTAAGTTTAATGATGTGAACATTTACTCTGTTTATCACCCATCTACAAAACAAAAAATATACATAACGGTAGAGGACATCTATAGATGATTACGTTTAAAGAATTAGAAGAACAATTGGACGAAGCTCACAAAGTTGGTGACAAAGTTCTTATTCATAAAGGCCCTGCTGATGTAAAGGGTAAAGAAGGTCGCGTTAGTGAAATCCGTAAGGGTTTATATAAAGGTGCACCTAAAACTTACACAGTTGATTATGATCACCATGAAACAACTGGCAATCGTAAGTCTATTCAGTTGAAGCCTACTCACTTCAAAGCTGTTAAAGAAGATTTAGATGAAGCACGTATGACTGCTGCTATGAAACTTCAACAAGCATTCCAACGTGAACAAGAGAAGACTGCTCGTGAACGTAAAGCTGGTGAAGATCTTCTAAAGAAGAATGAGCCAAAGAAAGCTAACGAAGAAGTTGTACTAGAAGCTGGTAATAAACCATTAGAACCACATGTAGGTATGGGTGATTCTAGAACTCCAAGAGAGTTGAAAACCCAAATGACTGGTGCAAGCAATGACTTTGTTAAGTCTACTGCAGCAAAGAAACCTGGAGTGTTTCACTCTAAAGTTGCACATATGCAAAACAAACTAGCAAAGTCTGAATTGCGCAAGCGTACAAACGAAGAAGTTGAACAGATCGACGAAGCACCAAAAGATCATACTATTGAAGCACATGGTATCAAAGGTATGAAGAGAACTCCTTGGCGCAAAACATTCAAGCACGAAGATCATTTGCATGATTGGGCTGAAAAGAATGATGCTGATGTTCATGGCACTAGAGAACTTGAAGGTGCAAAGAAGTCAGTTAAAGAAGATGCTGCATGTAACAACGTTGGTGGTGGAGCTATTGCTGGTACACAAGGTGATGCTGGTAAAAAGTCTGTTGCTATCAAAATGATGAAGCGCAAAGAACTTAAAAACTTTAAAGAATTCGTTGAAGTTTTAGAAGAAGGTAAACCAGGTCTATGGGCAAACATTCACGCTAAGAGAAAGCGTATTAAGAATGGCTCAGGTGAAAAGATGCGTACACCGGGTTCTAAAGGTGCACCTACAGCTCAAGACTTTAAAAACTCTCAAGAGCAAGTTGAAGCACAATTTGACATGATTGAAGAATTAGTTGAAGAACTAGCGATTGCAGAAGGAGTTGATTCTGAAGTTGTATGGGATAGATTTGATTCATTTAGCGATGAAGAATTGCTTGAATATGCTATCGATAAAAAGGGCCATAAGTCTTCTACTGGTGGATTAACACAAAAAGGTGTTGATGCTTATAACCGTAAGACTGGTGGTAACCTTAAGACTGCTGTTACAACACCTCCATCAAAATTAAAGCCAGGTTCTAAAGCTGCTAATCGTCGTAAATCATTCTGTGCTCGTATGAGTGGAGTTGATGGACCTATGAAGAAGCCTAACGGTGAACCTACACGTAAAGCACTAGCACTTAGAAAGTGGAATTGCTAAATGTTTCTGTTATCTTTTTTGCCTGATTGGTTCTTCTTTGGTCTATTACTCATAGCAGTCGTTGGTACATTTGCCGGCACCTTGCTAAGTAAGATTCCATTCATTGCCACCTACTCAACACCAATCAAATATGGTTCTATTGCAACCCTATTGTTTTCAGTGTACATGGTTGGTGGGATTGCAAACGAAGAATCATGGCAGAAAAAGGTACTTGAGCAGAAAGCAGAGATTGCATTATTGAAGCAAAAAGAGGCTGAGGTTACTACAAAAGTCGTAACGAAGTATATAGATAAACTTACAGTCGTCAAGGAAACTAATAATGCAATCTCAAAATATGTTACTACTGAAGCTGATGGCAAGTGTCAGCTTCCTAACTCTTTCAGCGTGCTCCACGACGCTGCCGCAAAAAACGAGCTTCCCGACTCCGCCGGAGCTACTGATGCGAGAACCTCAGAAGTTAAACTCTCTGAAGCAACCTCAACAGTCATCAACAACTACGGGCTCTGCCACCAAAACACCGAGCAATTAAAATCATTGCAAGAGTGGATTCGTGAGCAACAGAGAATTAACCCGTAACAATCCCACTTAAAAAATTTAGTCACGCCTGTTTACAAAGATTCAGGTGTGTGATATAATATACTTTGAACTTTGGAGTTTATATAAAGAATGCAAAATATTAATGTAATGAAGAGAGATGGTCTTAAAGAACCATTTGATGTGAATAAAATCCATAAAGTTCTGGAGTGGGCTTGTGAGAGTATTAATGGAGTATCAATCTCCGAAATCGAATTAAAGTCTAACATCCAGATCAACGATGGAATGAAGACAGATGACATCCACGAGTTGCTCATCAAATCTGCTGCAGAGCTTATCTCTGAGCATACACCTAACTATCAATACGTTGCTGCTCGTCTTGTTAATTACAAGATTCGCAAACAAGTCTATGGTGAATATACACCTTGGAGCTTGAACACTGTAATTACACAAAACGTTATGCGTGGAGTTTATGATGGTGCAGTGCTTGGTGAATTCACTGAGCATGAAATTGATACACTAGATCGTTATATCAAACATGAACGTGATAACGATTTTACTTACGTAGGCATGGAACAGTTCCGTGGTAAGTACTTAGTTCAAGACCGTGTCACTAAGACACCATATGAAACTCCTCAAGTCTTGTATATGTTAATTGCTATGACACTATTCATGCGCTATCCTAAGGAAACGCGTTTGAAGTACGTTAAGGATTACTACGATGCAACTTCTCAGTTTTATATCTCTCTTCCTACCCCAATCATGGCCGGCGTTCGCACTCCTACTCGTCAGTTTAGTAGTTGTGTGCTTATTGAGTCAGGTGATTCTTTGGACTCCATCAATTCGACATCGACTTCCATTGTCCGCTACATTTCTAAGAAAGCTGGCATTGGTATCGGCGCTGGTGCAATTCGTTCTCTTGGTAGTCGTATTGGTGATGGTTCAGTTGTTCACACAGGGTTGATCCCATTCCTTAAGTATTTTCAAGCTGCAGTCAAATCGTGTTCACAAGGTGGTGTTCGTGGTGGTGCAGCAACAGTTTATATTCCTATTTGGCATCTTGAATTTGAAAACCTAATCGTTCTAAAGAACAACAAAGGTACTGAAGAAACTCGTGTTCGCCACATGGATTATTGCTACCAATTCAATAAGACAATGTATGAACGTCTATTGACAGGTGGTAACATTACTCTATTCTCACCAGATGACGTGCCTGATTTGTATGAAGCATTCTATGCAGATCAGGATAAGTTCAAAGAGTTATACCTAGCGTATGAACAACGAACTGATATTCGTAAGAAAGTTTTAACTGCACTTGATGTCTTCTCACAGTTCTTAACAGAACGTAAAGACACTGGTCGCATCTACCTAATGAACGTTGACCATGCTAATAGTCATGGCGCATTCATACCAGAAGTTGCTCCTATTCGTATGAGTAACCTATGTACTGAAATTGACTTACCTACTAAACCACTTAAATCTGCAGAGGACCTCGATGGCGAAATCAGTTTGTGCACTTTGTCTGCCACCAACTACGGACTCATTAACGAGCCAAAAGAATTTGAAAAGTATTGTGACCTCCAAGTCAGAGCACTTGACGAACTTCTTGACTACCAAGACTACCCAGTCCCAGCAGCCGAAAGATCAACCAAAAATCGCCGTCCTCTTGGCAACGGCATCATCAACCTAGCATACTTCCTTGCTAAGCGTGGTTTGAAATATGACGTGTCTTCATTACCAATCATTGATGAGTATACTGAAGCATGGTCATATTACTTAATTAAAGCATCAGTCAATTTGGCTAAAGAAAAAGGTGCATGTCCTTTATGGAAAGAAACTAAGTACTCACTTGGTTTGACACCTAACCAAACATACAAGAAAGAAGTGGATGAATTAGTTCCACATCAAGAACGTATGGATTGGACTACTCTTCGTGAAGAGTTAAAAGTTTACGGTATTCGTAACTCAACACTGATGGCGTTGATGCCAGCTGAAACATCTGCTCAGATTAGTAACTCAACAAATGGTATTGAACCACCACGTGCTTTAGTATCATTCAAGCAATCTAAAGATGGTGTCATGGCTCAAGTAGTTCCGGGTTACCATAAACTTAAAAATCAATACGACCTGTTGTGGGATCAACAATCTCCTGAAGGTTATCTAAAGATTTGTTCTGTATTGCAAAAGTATATTGATCAAGGTATATCTGTCAATACGTCATATAATCCCGAAAATTATGAAGATAACAAAGTGCCTATGTCAGAAATGATTAAGCATATTGTTATGTTTTATAAGTATGGTGGTAAGCAACTATATTACTTCAACACTCACGATGGTGCTGGTGAAATGCATGAGAAGGAATTCAAAGCTATTGAAGACCAACTAGCACAACCAATCGATGGTGAAGAAGATTGTGAATCGTGTAAAATTTAAATGTCCGTTAAAGAAGAACTACAACGGCGTTACGATATATGTAAGGGTTGCCCCAAATGCACTCAAGAAAGAATCGAACGCTGTAAAGTATGTGGTTGCATAATTTTATTTAAGATTATGCCTCCATCAAGTAAATGTCCAATAGGGAAATGGTAAATGTCATCTGTATTTAAGTTAAAGACTGTAAGTCATTTAGAGTCACCAATGTTTTTTGGTGAGTCAGTTGACATTGCACGCTACGACTCAGTTCGCTATCCGCAATTCGAAAAAATCACTGATAAGCAATTGGGATTCTTTTGGCGACCAGAAGAAATGGACTTATCAAAAGATAGTAAAGACTTTGCTTCGCTTAATGAATTTGAACAACATATCTTTACATCTAATCTAAAGCGTCAAATCTTATTAGACTCAGTGCAAGGTAGATCTCCTAACCTTGCATTTCTACCTATGGCGTCTGTGCCTGAACTTGAGGTGATGGTAGAAACATGGGCGTTCTTTGAAACAATTCATTCACGTTCATACACTCATATTATTCGTAACATCTATGCAAACCCTAGCAAGATTTTCGATGAAATTAAAACTATCCAGCCTATCCTTGATTGTGCTCATGATATTTCTGTATACTATGACGACTTTATTTCTTATAGTCGTTTGTATGAGTTACTTGGACTTGGCGAACACACAGTTAATTCTAAAACAATTATTGTTGACCTTTATGAATTGAAGAAGAAGTTATTCCTTTGCTTGATGTCTGTATACATACTTGAAGGTGTACGCTTCTACGTTTCCTTTGCATGTTCATGGGCTTTTGCTGAGCTTAAGAAGATGGAAGGTAATGCTAAGGTTATTAAGTTCATTGCACGTGATGAGAATACTCACCTTGCAGCAAGTACATCTATCATTAAGCATCTATTGAAAGACGACCCAGATTTTGCTCGTATTCGTCAAGAAACAGAAGCACAAGTCATTGAAATGTTCAGATCAGCGATTGAACAAGAAAAAGACTGGGCTAAGTATCTTTTCAAGGATGGCTCAATGATTGGTCTTAATGAAAAGCTATTAGGCGATTACGTTGAATGGATTGGTTCACGCCGTATGAGAGCATTAAGCTATGCTTGTCCATATAGTGTACCTCAATCAAATCCTTTGCCATGGACAGAGAAGTGGATTGGTGGCGGTAACGTACAAGTTGCTCCACAAGAAACTGAAATCACAAGTTACATCACTGGTGGCGTCAAGCAAGACGTCTCAGCTGAAACAATGAAAGGACTATCACTATGATTATAGTGTACTCAAAGAATAATTGTCCTCACTGTGTTACTGCTAAAAGTTTGTTAGAACAAAACTTTGTAGAATTCACTGAGATTAACATTGAAACTAACGCAGCCGGACGAGACTACCTATTAGGAAAAGGTCTACGTTCATTACCACAAGTATTCGCAGGTGAAGAACTCATCGGCGGAGTTGATAAACTTAAAGTATGGTTAGAAATTAAAGATCAAACACTATGACAAAGAAGACTTACGAATGTAAATCATGTTCATGTGAAGCAACCATTGAATTCAATTTTGATGAGGTTGGAGAAGAGCCATTGTATTGTCCATTTTGTGGAGACACATATATAGAAGAGGAACTAGACTTGGAATATCCTCATGACAACACAATGGACGATGAATGGTAACCCATACGAATTAGGGGAACAAACATTCAAAGAGGTATACGGATTTGTATACTTAATCACTTGCCTTAAGACAGGCAAGTTGTACGTAGGTAAGAAACTATTTTGGTCTCAAAAGACTAAGACAGTTAAAGGTAAAAAGAAACGTACAAAAGTAGAGTCGGATTGGAAAGACTACTACGGATCGAATAAAGTACTCGCAGAAGAAGTACAAACAAATGGTGTAGAGAATTACAAACGTGAAATCCTGCATCTATGTAAGACTAAAGGTGAGTGTAACTACCTTGAAGCTTATGAACAATTTACCCGCAATGTGTTATTAGATGATAACTACTACAATGAGTGGATAATGTGTAAAATACATAAAGCTCACATCAAGGGTTTACAGCGAGCATAAACTGTGTTATAATTAAACTATGATTATTATTGACTTCTCCCAAATCTCTATTGCTGCCTTCATGGCACAACCCGATGCTGAGTTGACTGAAGGCTTCCTTCGTCATTTAGTGTTAAACTCTATTCGCATGTACAACAAAAAGTATCGTGACGAATATGGTCAAGTTGTTATTGCCGTTGACGGTGCTAACTCTTGGCGTAAAGGTGTGTTCCCACAATACAAGGCACATCGTAAAAAGAATCGTGAAGCTTCCAGCATGGACTGGGAAAAGTTCTTTGAAATCCTCAACACTGTCCGTGAAGAAATCAAGGAAAACTTCCCATATAAGTTTGTGCACCTTCAAGGTGTTGAGGCCGATGACGTGATTGCTACCCTTGTTGAGGAAACTCAAGAATTCGGTAAGGCTGAACCTGTTATGATTATTTCATCTGATAAAGATTTTATTCAATTGCACAGGTTCAAAAATGTCAAACAGTTCTCACCAATCCAGAAGAAGATGGTTGCCGACCCTAACCCTAAGCTCTACTTGTTTGAACATATTATTCGTGGCGATAAAGGTGATGGTATCCCTAACATTCTTTCTCCCGATAATGCTATTGTTGATAACATTCGGCAAAGTCCAATCAC